ATTTATGTTCCTATCGGCTGTAGTGAACTCGGGCTGGGTACTGTTGCTGTTGTGCTTTTGTTTCCTCGGCCAAGCGCTGTGTGTATAGAGCAAAGAGTTGTCGTGTTGCATTTCCAGATGAACCAAACGGACGCTTTGAATCTGTCTCATCTGCTTGTGGGCTAACCATTGAAGCACGGGCTGGGTCAAGATAGGTGAGTAATCTATATGCAGCACCAAGAATTACCACGTCTCTAACAGACTCAGGTAATCCAGTTGTTGTTGTAAATACATCTGAGTTAGTAGATAGTGCTGCTGGCTCAGTTGCATATACAACCTTTACAGTTCTACCAGGAGTAATGATATCTCCGATAGTTACTGTTTGTGACGTAGCACCCCAAGTAGTAATCTCTGGTAGTGCATCAAAGTCAAATCTCTTAACACGAATCCATTCTTTAGATGGACCAATGCTTTCCCAGTGCATTGTCAAGATGTTTCTAATATTTAAATTCTCTAATTCATAGGTACTAACTGCTGCATTATATGTAAATGTTGTCTGCTTAACTGCAAAGATAGATGAGCCTAATGCACGAACGGTATCATTAATAGCACGCTTTACTACGTAGCGTGGGAAGGTTGGGCTAATAATAACCCTGCTTCCAGCAGCAGCGGTAGATGGTGTGGTACCTAGATAACCACGACCATATGGAGATATAGTTGCCGTATTAGCAATACGGTCAAATGAATCAACCCATAATAATTCTTCACCAATTTCAATGGTACCTTTACCAAGGTCTGTACTTGCAAGTTGTAGAACTGTAGGGCTAGCAATGGTAGATGTTGTAGTGGCTAATGTTGCAGTAAGGTGTGTAGATTTATCTTGCTGTAGCGTGTAACCAGCAAGGTTAATTAAAACCTCATCTACCATGTTACTTAGAGTTGACATTACTTCCCTTTATTTCTCTTAGATATTGCTGCTGCTTTTTTCTTAGCATCAGCCTTTGAACTAGCACCCCATGCTTGAAGTGATAGAAGCAATCTTGTTGGCTCCCCATTAGGCTTGCGTTCTGGTCCTGGCATACCACCCATACGGGCTAAGAACGAGGCTCTGCGTGGGTTATCCCCACTCTTTACAGGTGCCTTAAGAGTTCCACCCTTATAAGATGCTCTGCCCTTAGCATTGAGTCCACCCTTAGGATTCTTGCCTTCTTTACGTGTCCATGCTGGAGTCTTTGCCATTTACTTGCCCCTATACTTTGCTGTTTTTTTGGCTATGTTTTTAGGTTGTTTAACAAACTGTTTACCTTTAGCATTACCAGCGGCCTTAGCCTTATTGGTTGCTGCTTTCTCTGCAGGACTTAATGCAGCCCACGCTGCAGTAGGTAGATATCTCTTCTTACCTTTAGATGGTTTACCATCAGATGTTTTCCACTTTTCAGCAGACCACTTCTTAAGTGACTGTTGAGATTTAGCAAGTGCCATTACTTGTAACCTCCGCCTGCTTTCTTGTATTGAACTGCAAGTAGTTGTGCCTTACGTGCTGACCATTCCCCTGGGTCTCCGCCTTTAGAACCAGCCTTAATCTTTTTAAATAAAGATGCTCTCATACCAGGCTTGGTGTAATTACCAGCCTCATTAACTTTAGACTTTGTTTTCTTTTTCATTTGCTCCCCTTAATTATTTCTTTAGTCTTAGGGTCAAGGCGGACTTTTTCACGCCCATCCTTACGGAGAATAACAATCATGCCATCCCGCATAATTGATTTATTCCAACCGTCATGACGCTTGCGTTGACCCGATGACATTACTTCTTCTTTACCCCAGAAGTTTTACGAGTCTCTGGTATAAACATTCCTGGATATTTTTCTTCAAGGGCTTTACGAGCCTCAGCCTCATACCTAGCCACACTCTCAGGAGATATTGATTCTCGAGATTGTCTAAGAATTTCTTCACGTCTTTTGGCTTCTCTTGAATTTATTGATGTGCCTTTACCTACTGAACGTATTTCTTCTGGGGAACTACCAGCACCCCAAGTTTTTGGTTTAGGTTTTGGCTTAGGTTTTGTTATTTCTTTTGCAATAGCCTTTAATTCTTTTTTAGAAGTTGGCATAGTAGGCATTTTTTTTGGATAGTCCATATTACTTCTTCTTGCCCATTTTCTTCATGGTCATCTTTTTCATTGTCATCTTCTTGTCTGACTTCTTGGCTGCTTTCTTAGCCATAGCCTTGCCCTTCATTGTGTAAGGGAACTTCTTTCCGTCTACCATTGGCATTTTATGCTCCTATTTCTGTCATAACCTTTGCGGTTTTTTTGTCTATTTGTTTTGCATTTGGGTCCTTCTCAGCATTGTATGCCCTACCCAAATTCTCTGATGCTTTCTCTGCAGCCACTATCTTTTCCATAGTAGTTCCTGCTGGTTGGATACCCTGTCTACGAGCATCTCTATAGGCTTCTAGTTCGCCCTCCCACTTACGTCTAGGCATAGCGGCTCTACCATTAGCATCGCCTGTGCTTAGTTGTAATCCTTTAGCCTTGCATCCAAAGCAAGGGTCAACATGACAATTACTGTGGTCCGCTACATAAACTTCTTCTTTACTTACAAATGGTTTAGGTGATGTAGCATCACACTCAGTGCATCCGTATAAGGATACATGCTGATTCATCTGACCATCTTTTAATTCATATGCCCAATCAAGAACTTTACTCTTGTGGTCGCATTCCATACTGCCCCCTATTGTGCCGTAAAATTAGCCTCTGTAACTCCAACACCACCAGCAATTAACGCTGCCTTAGTAGTCTCATCAACTATATGTTTATTACCGCCTAGATAAACTTCTTGATAACTTCTTAAATCTTCATCTACTAAATATCTAACTTGCTTATATACACCAGCATCTTTAACAATACTAATACCACGATTTAATTTATAAAAATGAAATAAGCGGTGTCCACCCGCTGGACCTTCTCTAACTATTGGTGTTTCAAAAACATATGTACTCATATTGTCCTCCTATTAGAGAAGAGTGGGGCATAAGCCCCACCCTCCATTACTACTAAAGAGCAGCGATTGATGAACCTGTTTCGATTCTGTACAATGCCTCTTCACGGTAGCGAGCAAAGCCAAGTACGCCGTACCAACCCATTGGGCGGTGACGCATTAACTTGTCAACTACTGGTCCAATAACTACGTGTGGCTCTTCAGCAACGGCTTGTGCCATTGCTTGCTGTCCACATACGATTGTGTTAAATACACGAGTTACAGGAGTTACGGTTACAACTGTTGTCGCTGTAACTGCAGCAGTGTTTGCTGTGTCTACAGTGAATGTTGTTGTTGAACCTGATGTTGAAATTGCGGTGATTTTTGCACCTGAAGCAACACCTGTTCCTGAAATCTTGTCTCCAACCTCAGCACGGCTAGCAATTACTGCAGAGGAAGCAACGCCGAATGTAAATCCTGCGTTTGTTCCTGCTACTGTTACTGCTGTTGTTGCTAATGTTGATTGGTCAGCACCAGACTTTGATGAGAACAGACGTGCTGACTCAACATAGTATGCGCCTTCGTAGTTACCGATTTCTCCTGCCCAGATGCGGTCTTGTGAAGAACCGTATTGGTTAGGTAGCAACCAGCCTTGTCCTGAAGAGGACTCTGCACGTAGGTCATGTGATACTTCTGGGTGAATACCAGTCCAGTATAATGAACCTTTACGTGCAACAGCCTTAGCAGCACGTAACTTAGCAACAGCCCTACGGATGTCTGCTGAGTCAAGTGTATCTGATGCTGTAAGAGTTGCAGTTGATGTACGAGTTCCACCATAGATAACATTGGTTCCGCCACGCAATGTTGTCATTGCTACTTCATCAATAGAATCTGCTAGGTTGAAAGCGATAATGTTTGCGATTGCTGGGTCTACATCAGCAAGGCTGAATAGTTCCAACGCACGTGTTACCAACACTGAGTTACCATACTCATTAAGAGTAATAGAAACTGTGGTTGGTGTTGATAGTGCTACTGCATCTGGGTCAGTTGTTTCTGATAGAGCAGTAGTGTTTTTCGCCAAGTCAACGTACTTCTGTAGAACTACGGTTGAACCTGGGATTGATTGACGGGCAGGTGTTTTATCTGCGACTGAACGAATTAGTGGTTCAGAACGGAGAGCAAACTCCAATAAGCGGTCATATGC